GTAGTATAATGGCAACATATAGTGAAGCATTTTTAGATTCTTTATCAAGAGCTAGTTCTAGTGTAGCTGATTTAATGCAACAAGTTAAAGAACCTAGTTTTGGTGAAAAGTTAGAATTACAAACTGATGCTAATATTAAAGAGCTAGAAGCAAAAGGTGATATAGAATCTATGTTACTAGGAAAAAGAGGAGACATAGATAAAGCAGCTATGGCACAAAAATTTGGCTATGATAAAGCATTGAGTGAAATGGGATTAGATAGTGAGTATGAAATAGCTGCAATGCGAGAGTTAAATAAGCTTAATATGCTTAAGATACAGGGCGATCAAGCACTAGAACAAATATCTAGAAAAATGGAAGTTACTGCATCAGAAGCTGGATATGACTCTTTGACTACACTAGGTGCTGTGGACTTTGCTGGAGTAAGCAACCCAGAAGAAAACAGAGGAGAAGGTTTGTTTGGTACTGCTATGGGGTTATTAAATCCTATGACTTACTGGAGATTTATGGTTAAAGATGAAAGCAGAGCTGCTAAATCAAGACAAGAGTTTTCTGCTCAGTTAGGATTATTGCAAGCTGGAGTAGGGGATGTATTAAGATCTCATGCAGTAAACCCTGATGGAATACCAGTTAAAGAAGCACTTGGACAAATAGATTTAGCTTTGGAAACAGCAGAAAAATTATATGACAATGCTACATTTCAAAATTTTGGTGATGATGCAGATTATTATTACGGAAGAATAGAATCTTTATTGAATTTAAAGAACGCTTTAGAAAAATAGTACATGTTAAATCCTTACATAAAAACAATTAGCGAACGCTATAGTGCGGGAAGATTGAATCAAGAAACGTATGGTAGGTTATTAAAAAACTATTATGATACAAACGCTTCTAATTTAGACAAAGAAAGTTTAGACTTTTTAGAATCAAAATTAACTGAATTAAAACTTCCTCTATCAAACCCTGG